CGTTGATCTACATTATGCCGAAGCTTATATCGGCAGGACCACACGCATGTCTAGGTTCGAGAGGCTATCCACAGACGGGGGACGATTGGATGGTTCAGGTTTGGACCCAGCCAGCGAAGTCCCGGTGCGTACAGATATCGATGCCGATATGGAGATCTATGCCAAGAGCATCGTTACTAACGAGCAAGTTATTCTGTACGAAAATAGCAGGACTTTAACTAAGTTCACGGCTTTATTAGGTCAGTGGATGAGGGAAAAGGAAGATCTTTTAATGAGAGACCTTTTCGCAAGTTCTGTTTCTTATCTAAATGCCACTGGGGGCTTAAACGGCGATCAGCCTAGTAACATCTCCTTGAATGACGTTAACAACATCGAGCGCATCTTGCTGAACAACGATGCCCGTTCATTGTTAACCGACATTGAAGCGACCGACAAAATAGGCACAGCTGGAGTTCGTGATGCCTTCATTGCATTGGCTAGCACCAACCTGACAGCCGATCTTCAGCGCGTTCAAGGCGTAATGTTAAAGAATGCCTACCCAACTCAAGATGGACTGCGACCAGAGGAATACTGCTCTATCTCTAGGTTCCGATTCTTTGTTAGCTCGAAAGGGGCTAAAACTCCTGCGGTCTCGATGAACGGAAATACCGTTTACACCATCCCAATGTACGGCCTGGAAGCAGCAGCAAAAATCGAACAGAACAACTACACGGCAATTCTTGGCTATCGGCCACCTTGGGTTGTTTCTTCTGTTGCTCAGAACTCTCAGTTGTACGGAAAGTTTGCAATTGCACGGGCAATCACCAACCAAAACTGGATCAGCGGCCTAAACGTAACTACTTACCAAGCTTCATAAGGAGGTGGATCATGGCATTCACTATTAAATACGGTGGTTCTTTTACCTCCACAGGGGCTGGTGTAAAAATACTACTCCCTTCTGATGCAGATATTTTTGAGACGGAAAACGTAACTCAAGAAGCAGCATCTAACCCTAATACAGTCGTTAGAGGAAGATGGTATGGACCTCATTTTGGGGCCGGAGCTTCTGCCGCTGGTTCAGGGATCAAGGTGGTTAAAACCACAGCCGATCTAACTTCTGCTTTCGCAGCAGGGACAGGGTTTACATATGTAGCGACAAATCCAGTAGTAGAAGCTCAGTCGGCTAACGCAATTACTGCCATCACGGCAGCTTCTCCTGCTGTTGTTTCGCAAACTAACACCTACTCTGATGGTGATATCCTACAATTCTACCAATACCATATCCAGTGGTAACAGCCCCACCATCGTCAATGATACGAATTGGATTTCCGTTGACATCCATGCCTCCAATGATCAACTGCGTGCTGAGTATTCCAAAATTGGTGGCTGGATATGGGTTTTGAGCTCCGTTATACAAATTGAAAGAGAATTGCTTTGTCGTTCCGTCTCCTGATGCAGGAAGAAATAACGTAGCAAATCGAGGGTATAGGTTAAAAAGCTGATCCCTGTTCTTAAAAAAGTTACCCCTGATGCCACCTAAATAGACTGGGTCTCTAAAGCCTTGTTGATTGTTTGGATCTACAGGATAACGGTCTACATTTGGAATCGTTAGAAACTTGTAAACAGATCGAGTCTGGTCCAGCTTTATGGCATAAGGAAAGTCCTGGCTATAAAAAGTATTTACGGCTCTCTGTATATCAGCACTAGCTAGAGAGGATTCGCTGGCTGAAACAGTTAGCCGTCGCACCTTCTTTTCGATAGCCGTATAGGTGGAATCAGCGGGTAAAACTGAGGTCATGCTGCAAAACCTGCTGGGGAAAACTTATGCAGCCATTCCCCCTCTTGGTCTTTTTCCAGCGGGGAGTTGTCTTTTTTAATTGGATTACCGTCCAAGCTCAAAAGGCCTTCCCGTTTCTTCATAATCTTGTTTTTGTCGTTAACCTGTTTTACTAACCCCAGAGGCACTTCGTACACATAACCAGGGATAAACTTCCAAATTTGTATTGGGTCTCCAGCGTATTTGCAATAGGCCATCTGTAATCTCTCGTGATTACCCCTCTTATTGAGATATTCCGCCCTAACCACACGGCTATCATCTTTTTTTTCTGGTCCAATACGTTTTTTAGCTTCCCCTTTAAGATTTTCACCACCATCAGCTGGGACGCTATTAGTTAGCACATCGATTAAACCGTGTTCTTCTCCACCTGCTGTCGACATTCTTATATGCATTTCAATTTCCTTGGTTGTTGAGCGATTGGAAAGGCACTTTCCTGCTGTCGTTGTTGTATTGATAATTTCTTGAACCCGCATGAGCTATGCTTGCTGGCTGATTATCAAATGAATCATTGGCATCAACGAATGCGTCAAACTGTCTTGAGTCCAAGTTGAGAGAAAAATCAAAAGGAAGAGGGGAACGCAATTTTTAGGTAGGTTGAGAAGAGATGTCACTAGCCTAGCAGCTGCAAACACAGGTGGCACAGCAACCTACTCTCAAGATATTCTTGCCTCACTTAGAGCTACTCAGCCCAACGCAGAAATTCAGATCGGTTCTTTAGCTCTATATTTGGACCGAGGAGGAGGCAATGAAACTCTATACGCTGATGGTGGATTAGGGGAGCTTACGCTCATTAGTGGACCGTACACAATATCGTCTGGAACTATTATATACTCCACTGGTGTAGTCACTTTAAATTTCACTTCGATACCTGGAGCTGGGGTATCTGTAACGTCCGATCTTGGATACTATCCAACACTCCCTTCCATGGGTATAGAAAATCAGGAAAAAACAGCAGCAAATGACAGAACTATTTTCTTTGATCAGCGTTATGCGTACGAATTCAATCCTGGATCTAATTTTTTCGATGAGTATTTGCCTTTAACGGCAACAACTTGGAACGCTCACAATGGATCAGTGGAAGCAGTAGATTTCTTCTACAGCACCAACTGGTGGGTTAGTGGTGGAGCATCATCGCCATTTGGATCAACTAATCAAAAGCTGTTTTGGGTTACGAATAACACTGGACAATTCTTTGTAACACAAGATCCACCAAGAATTACCGACGGTGTTACTTGGGTAGATTTCTTCCCATCCACATGGAGTCAGATAAATTCAGGTCCAAATTATTTGACAAATTGGTTGTGTATGGCTCCTTTCAGGGGAAGAATGGTCACATTCAACACATGGGAAGGACCTAATACAGCAGCACAGATCAACTATTTCAACAGGATTCGATGGTCAACCATAGGCAATCCGTTTATCCCTTATGCCGTAGGCCCTCCATCAACTGGATCATGGCGAGACGACATACGTGGGCAAGGTGGTTTCTTAGATATACCTACTTCTGAAAATATTACTGGTATTGGGTTCGTTAGAGATAACCTAGTCGTATTTACGGAGACTCAGACGTGGCAACTGCGATATACGGGTAGATCGATTCAGCCATTTCAGATTGAGAAGGTCAACACAGAGCTAGGTTCCAATGGAGTAAAAGCCCCTGTCCAGTTCGATACGGCAGTTTTTGGTCTTGGGTCTAGAGGCATCACTCAATGTGATAGCTACAAAGCAGAGAGAATAGACTTTAAGATTCCCAATTTTGTTTTCCAGATACAGAGCAAAAACAGTGGACCTAAACGAGTGCAGGGAATCAGGGATTACATTAATCAGCTATCCTATTGGACTTTTCCCTATGCAGGGGCAGATTTCCCAATACCGAACGATGGTATATTCCCAACTTTACGCTTGATATACAACTACGAGAGCAAAAGCTGGGCTATCTTCCAGGACAGCTTCACTACTTTAGGGATATACAGACCTCAATCATCGCGAACATGGTTAAACACTCATTTACCATGGATTCGGTGCAATTTCAATTGGCTGGACCGTCCTTCAGAGGTTCCGTCGATCGTAGCAGGTAATCAACAAGGATATATATCTTATATTGATGAGACAACGGCCAACGATCCAACCCTAACGATACAAGACATAACAGGAAATACAGCAACTCCTACCGTGGTTAGGTCTCCAGTACACAATCTAATCAACGGGAACATTATAAAAATCGTAGGAATTCTATCCGGAACCCCTTTCGAGTCTTTGAACGATGGTGTGTTTGGAATTGTTGTTTTGGATGCCGACACGTTTGAGTTATACACCTATGATGCAGTCAGCGATCAATTCAGTGTTCCTCAGGTAAATGCCCCTGCTACTTATGTGGGTGGTGGAGAGATAAGGGTTAGGGATAACTTCAGTGTGAAAAGCAAGAAGTTTAACTACTTGGACGAAGGATTTAGCATCCAGCTTGGCTACATCGATATCCTTATGGC